CTTCTTGAAAAGGAACATCATCTTCCGGTGTCGTAGGATTGGATTTCTTTGGTTCCAAATCTTCTGGCCCCATAACCGAAACGTTATAATCTCCGTGACCGGCTTTGTATGCCTTTTGCGCTTCCTCAGCAGCTTCATCGCGGGTATTGGCAACATGATGAATTGATATATCATTACCAAGACACGCATCTGTGGATTTACAGAAAGTAGGAACTTCCACCAACACAACATATTTACCACTCTTAGCTAATCGTTTGGCTTTTTCAGTCGCATTGCGTCTTGGAGTCGTGGCTTGTGAATGGGCAAATGCTCTTTGAGAATCGTTTGAATATCCATCAGAATCATCATGTTGTCCTGCCGATTGATTTTCTTTGAATCCTTGTGGTGTCTGGGCTTGAGAATTTGAAGTTCTGATGAATTCCTTGATTCCACCGTCGAAATTGTTCTGTATGCCCGTTAATAACGTTTGTACGTCAATGCCGTCTACATCAGACTCTTCATCTATATCATCCCACTGACATTCCTTGACCCACTCACGCATCTGTTTAATTAGGTCTGGATGTTCAGAGGCAAATCTAGAACTTGGAGATTCCGTGTCACCCACAGTCTTATCTGCGACTTGAAGTTCTTCTTTTACAATCTCTTTAATGATTGCCGCTATATGTGATAATTTCGTCATACGTATTTTTTTAGTTGATTAATCGTACCTGTAGCCGAAACGTGTAGGATTCCTATACCGCCTTTTTTAATCCATTCCTGTATTACTACTGGTGTATCGTCTATAATTATATCGCCGGGCCTCGAATAATGACGTTTTCTGTGTTTATTCTCTACCAAGATGATATCAGATTCTCGCAAACTTGGAAGGTTGTGTCGCAACCAAGCAGTCTTTCCCTGTGCGGTCTGATTATTCCCTTTGTCAGATTTACCCAACGCACTTAATATTTTAACTTTTAAAAAATTGTTGGTTATGAAATTCCACATTTCTTTACTACCGGACATCCAAGGCAACTCTGAAAAGAACTTAGATTTACCATACTCGTTGATTGCATTCCACAATTCTTCTTCGGAAATTGTATCAGGCGACGTTCCCGTTATATTATAGACTCCTTGGTCAAAATCCGCTAGAACTCCGTCCATATCTACGTAAACGATGCTATTATAGGTTGCCATATCAGTATAAATAGTAAAATCAAATTAAAATAAAGATTTCATTTATTTATAAGTTGACAGGGGATTTATTATACATACTCTGGTATTACCAATTAATAACCAGTGAAGCTAAGTTGTAGATGTACCTTTAAAGTACCTTAAATTGAAGTAGTAGTAAATTTTTAATAGTGTACTAAGTGTACCTAGTAGTAAGATTAAAGTTTTGTAATTTTTAAGTAGGAAAAGGCGAGAATTTTTTCTTCAATGTCTGAAACGTAGTCACTGTATTCTATGGAGTCAATTTCAGACCAGGCGCTGGAACTTTCTGGCTGGCCATAATCTGGGCCCGCTAATACATGCTCTATATTGTTATCATCGTAAGGTACGAATACAGAGTTATCATTTGATTCATCACGTCTCACGACTAATAAATAGTTTTACTAATTAACGAAATTCAGTAAACGACTTAAATAAAAATTATTTTATTTTCGATTTATCGAAAAGTTGCCCAAAATTCTTTGAAGCTAGGAATTGTCCCAGTGTAAGTTTTTATATCATGACCTTCTGGCCAATAAACTAATTGAGATGAATCTATATCCATAGAATGTACTCTCAAATCCTTTGATGGTAAATTACCTTGAATGATAGCTCTGAATTTGCCGCGTGCGTAAGAATCTGCGAAATCCCTATCAAATGTTACGAAATCCCCAGGTTTAATTTTATGAGTCGGTGAATTGGTACCTCTCCAAACCCTAACTACTTCAGGGAATCCTTCAGTTTTCCAACCAGCATAGTGTTGAACAAAAAGCCGTTCAGTAGTATTTTCGTTTGGCTGTTTTAAATCTGCCAACCTTGGAAATTTTTCAACCCAATCTTTACCATAGGCGGTTTCACCCATGGCGTGTCTGTAGAGACGTTCAAATGCCGTCTGAGCCTCTTCATCCGATATGTTAGTATTCGTATCATGTCCCGCAAATAGATTTGAATTAAAGAGTTCTTTCTTAGCTGCTTCAAATGTCTTTTTACGTTTCACTACATTTTTTAATAAAAAGAGCGGGTCGGATGTGTTAATTTTATTAACCAGACGTGCGTATTTTTTCTGTTCTAGATTTTCTAAAGTTGGTTTTATATCCTCTTCAAAAAATTTCTCTTCTGCTTCACCGTCATTTGGATACAATTCTTTAGCCATACGTGTTCTCATTCTTGTCAAATAATCATTACTATCCATCCAGAGTGAGAATTGATACGGGCTGAATTTGTCATCGTCTTCCATTACTCTCCACACGTTAGATATAAAAAATCTGGCTACCTTTTCATGATTACGGTCGATGGATTCATTTAGTGACTGCGACATGTCTTCCGGATTATAAATGTGTTCAACTCCCTTGAAATGACCCTCCCCTCCTGGAAGAAATTCTACTATCTTACGATGTTGTCTACCGTGTTCCACCAAAGCTCTTATTTGTTTTGGTGTCAATCGTTGACGAGGTTGTCCATTTACGTAATAATACTGAAACGCATCTCTCACTCCACGAACCCAACCTCTGTTAAATAATAAAGACTCCGTTTCGGTGGTAGATGACATCGGATAATTTATACTACTCAATTCTTCTTTTTTTATTTTTCCTTTTGATATTAAATCTCTTACGATTTCTTTGGCGGTAATTTCATGTGAATACGAAACATCCACCATCGTACCATCTGTTGAAATCCAATGACTATATGAATTACTATTCTCAAGTAATCTATATGCGGATTCATTGATAACATCGTTAATCAGAGAATTTAACTGTTCTTTCGGTATCATACGTATATAAATACGATTTACTTAATTGAATGTTTAAAATGTTTGTTAGTGTTTTCCCATATTATTTCAACGTCATAACCATCGGTTTTAAAAGATTGTATTCTTTCTTCATCTCTTTTCCATATTTCACTAGCATTCATATGAACGTATTTATGATAATAGTTAGAAGGATATATTGATGGATTACAATGCCAAAAATCACCAAAACATTCGACGATTTTCTTTTTAGATGGAATGTATATGTCAACAGATTTTTGAACGTCGGATAAATATTCTTCTAATTTAGCATCGGGGTATTCTTTAAGTATTTTTTGATATTCACGTTTTTGAAATTTAGAAATTTGTTTTCCGTTAGTTTTATTCTTTTTTAAATGAAATATGTTAGGAACTCCATATCGTCCCATACAAGTGTGTTTATTTTTTTCTACATTTACATAATTTTCATTTCCATATCTTTTTAACTTAGTTAGTTTAGATTTTTCAATATTAACATAATTTTCATCGCCGTGATTTTTTAATTTAGTTTGTTTAACTATATCGCCGAAATTTGGTAATTGAGATGGGTGGTCAACACCATATTTCTTAATCATAGCAAGTTTAAAATTTTTATTTCTTTTTTTATTTACCTCTGGACTAAAATTTAATCTTAATAAACAGTTATTAGAACAAGTCGTCTTTTCTCTATTTTTATATATTCTAAACTCACCATTGCAGATTACACATTTTCTTATTTCATTTGCTTTATCAGATTTTTCTTTGCTTCTACATTTATAAGAACAATATATTCTTGGATATCCTTTCCAGTATCCATCAAATTGTGTTTTTTCTTTACAAACTTTACAATATCCAACAGATTCCTTACCGTTAATATAAACATATAATTTTTCCGAAAATCTATTAAAGTTGAATGTTTTATTGATTTCATCAAAAGTTTCTTTATGATGTCTTTTAAGTTGTATCGCAAAATTATCTTTATTATTTAAACAAAATTGTTTTATTTCTTCCTTATTCATATGGTAAAATTTATTTGTAACCTACAAAGATAACTATAACGTTACAAAAGAAAAACTCAACTTATTTTAGTAAGTTGAGTTTATCGTGTAAGTCGCTGATTATATGTTATTAAACGCAGCTCCAGTCGGGAGTATATTGAAATCGAGCACAATAAACTCCGCCGTGCGGGTAGGTTTTAGGTAGATTTGACCGTACAATATGTTCTGGTCGATAACATCTGCCGTGTTATTGGTTTCGTCCATTTTCACATAGAAAGCGTACAAACCACTTCTCTGTTGAACCGATTCCAAATAAGGATTGACTATGCTCAAGAACTTGTTTCTTGTAGCGGCAACATTTTGTTCGAACACCAAGAACTTACTGGTTGATGCGAAGAATTTCTTGATATTAATCATCATTCTACGAACATTGATTCTGTTCAAAGCGCCGTCTGCGTTTTGAAGTGTCTTCTGACCCCAAACGACTACTCCCTGTCCTGGGAAGGCTGCGATAGGATTGACCTTTCCTTCGTATAGAACGTCACGTTCTTCGTGAGTAGTTCTGTCAGTCACTTGCGTTGCGATTGGAATACCACCACGGTTGAAACCTGCTGGGGCAAACCACTCTGCGGCCACATTATCATTCGAGGCGAATACTGCTGGTAACACTACCGATGGCGGTACAGTTACGATTTTATTATTATTCGTGTCAAGAATCTTGACCCAAGGGTAATATGCTGCGGCATAGTTTGTATCGTATTCTGCGGCATAAGAAGTAACTTGGTCAATTTGACCAGTCGCTGGATTACCACTATCAACATACAAATCCATGATATAGAATACATCACCACGAGCTTCACACATATCAACAATTAAGTTGGTAACATATGGGTGTTCTTGATGGATAATTCCAGGAGCCACAATCAGATTAATATCATATTCATCAGCATTTCCAAGGGCGGAAATAGCTTGATTATATGCGATTGAACCTGCGGAGGATACCGTCGTACAATCTAATCCTTGTGTATTACCTGCGATGATGTCGCCGCCAACGTTGATTGACGTAGCTGGGCTCTGACCATCAAATCCGCCTTGGAATCCGAGAACGAAACTTCTCATTTTTACGTAAGTGGTTTCATTAACCGGGTCATACACGGCCGGAACGATGTTACTTCCTGATAGGAATGAACCAGTTCCAACTCCGTACAATTCATAATCATCATCCAAAGCGAACGTACAATTTCTTCCTACGCTGTTATAAGTTCCACCATTAGAATTGAACGATGGGATTGGAGCCAAATATTGAGTATTATCACCAGCCGCACCGACTCCGGTTGTGGTCTGAGGATACAAGGAGAACAATTCAGCATCAGCTCCCGTAGGTGCGTCGTTGAACGTAATACCGGATGGATATTTTCCAGGAGCCAATCCGTAGACTGATGCCTTTGTATATTTCATCGTAGGAGTCCAAGCTCCCATCGAACCATTAGTAGGAACAATGAATGCTTCGAATCCGTATGGAACTGCGGTTATTGGGTAATTGTTCGTAGTCATTACAACACGAATATTTTTACTATTATTACCGAAATTTCCATATTGAACAACTTTACCGGCAAAGGTAATATAATTGTATCCATCGCCAATTACTCTAGCTATGAAGTTAGCGGAATTTGGGTCTAGATTCAAATTGTTATACTGTTCAACGATTACTGGACGTTTGTCTGTGTCGCTGAATTTACGTAGAATCAATGAGAAGGAACCATAATCACTACCAGCGACTGTTCCTGCCAATTTAACGTTACTGATTTCAACTTTGAATTCGGTATTGGTATATGTTCCGTCAGCTAATGTGGCAATTTGAAATAATTCATATCTCGTTGCCGAACCACTTGCCTGCCAAGGGGCGATTTTCTGAGAAACAATCCAAGGTGTATTTGCATTGGTTATTGCGAACGTACTATCACCTTCGGTTAAATTGGTTGAATAGGCATCCGTAAAGTTCATAGGTTGTCCTGTGATTGAACCTGATGGGAGTGCGCTACCAACAATTAACCATTGAGTTTTCTCCGATACCACTTCTGAGATGGCATCTTCGTAAATCACATAAGTATATGCTGCTTCGATTTTCTGACCGGCTACTTGAGTTGCCGGATTACCAGCGGTAGGAGAATTTCCAAACACATTGGTAATGTAATGGGAATTACTGCTATCCAATGAGAATTGGTAAACTCCGTATGGATTTGAGCTATTACTATTTTTGAGAGTTAAGCTGAAATCTGTTGGGATGTCACTTACTCCACCTTCGGACGACCAACTTGTGATTGGATTAGTCAAAGAAAGAGTAGAACCATTGAATCCTGGGGCAATCAAATTCTGAACACCACCAGCCATAGTATCGGCCAACACTGTCAATAATCTGTAATCTGCTCCGGATTGAGTTACCCAAGCCCCGTTTGGTAGAATACATGGATTGAACGATGCGGTTCCTGCTGCAGTGAATCCGGTATATTTACCGAACGAACCACTCAACACACCTGCTAATTGAATAACTGGGAATCCACAAACTCCTAGATTTACATTCATAGATGCGCTAATCAAGTATAAGGTTTGGAATTGAGTAGCTGCGCCTGGAAAACTAACAGGAATAGGCCCAACGACAGAGGCTGAGAATGTACCATTAGCTATTGATGCTGAGAATTGTGATTGTGATACACTCGAACTTGCGATTAATTGAGCGGCATATCCTAAAGATATTGTCTTACCAGAATACAAGATACTACCACTAGTCGAAGTTGGTGATAATAACGAATCATCTGCTGCTACATTGTTGAACGTAACTGTTGTAGACGCTGATGAAATTGTCATCACCTTATTTGTGAATGAAATACTTTCGCTATATTGATTGGATATACTTCCAGAGAAATACACATAAGAACTTCCGCTATTCAACGCACCGGCAGAATTGGTTCTATTGTATTGACCTTTAATAGCCCAAACTCCAAATGGATATTGTTGTTCGTATCCAGTAAGACCACCAACACGACACACGGTTACTAATCCGCTCTCGGCTAGGTATTGACCTGCGGTGTACGGGCCGTAGAATACTCCGTCTGGTACACCAAAACTATTTTGTAGCGTATTCACATCTCTGAACGTGGTCGGTGAGAAAGCAGGCCCTTTTGCAAAGGGAGCTACCACTACACCGCCGATGTCAGCGATACCATTCGCGACTCCAGATAAATCGTTCTCTCTTGTGAAAACTCCTGGAGACACAATTCTTCTGTCCGGACTAAATGTTCCACCTTCTTGTATTGGCATGGCGTATATTCCTTTTTATCTATTGTTATCTGTTTGTTTATTTTTGAAAATTGAGATTCTCATAATTTAACTAAATATAAATAGAATCAAAATTTTGTAAAAGATAATGAATTATAAAATTATTAATGATTGGAAACGCCATTTGAGTGACGTGTTTCATTACTTTTTACTATCAACAATAAACATACCGGCCTTCAAATCTAACGTACCTTCGCCGTATTTCTTTAACAAAACCTCAATAAGTTGTCTTTCTTCTTCTTGTAAACTAATCCAATCTCCCTCACATGTAATTTCTTGGTCTGATAACTGTTTCAACGCCTTTGTTGCCTGTAATTTCTGTAGAGTCAATTGACCCAACTGAAAAATCTTTTGTTGAAACTTGTCTTGTAGGGTTCGAACTTCTGAGAGTTCGCCGTCAGTCATTTGTATTTGTTCATTCATAACTTTATATATTAATACCGATTACTATAGATTTTTTTTATTATGCCATACTCCAGATACTTGAACCATTGTCCAATCGTTTCCAAGCGGTTCCATTATAACCATAAAAGTGACTATCAGTTGAATTAAAGTATATTTGTCCGGCTGCCGGTGATGCTGGCGCACTTAAATAATTTACAACTATCGAAGCTGTACCGTTCGCTCCTGACCCGCCGCCGCCTGGCGGCGGATATTGTGAATAAAACGAAGCCGATGTGTCAGCATTTAAATAACCATTAGAATCGATGTAAATTATTAAATCCGAACCAGATATATGAGTCTCGCCGTAATAAGTATTAGTGTCATCTCGTTGCAATATAACGACATCTTTTATATTAGGATTTGTATTGATAATGGCCATTTATTAACCTTGTGATTACTTAATAACTATGGGTTAGCATCAATATCCGTATAGTTGTATCGTTGAAAATACAATAGTTCCAAACGTAGAGTTCTGTGCGGTTATTCTATAATATTGATATGCCGTTGAATTTGTTAATGGTATTGTTAAACTTGTATTGTTAATTCCATTAAAAATAGTATTCCAATTAACTCCATCTAAGGAACCTGCAATTATAAAATTAGTAGGTGTTGCGCCGTCGTTAGACCGTTGGAACATAGTAATTGTTCTAAGTAACGGAAATTGGAGTTGTATCCAATTTGGACCAGATACATATCCCGGCGTCCAATATGTAGATAAGTTAGAGTCAAATGCGTAATAAGCAGTTCCCGAATTTAAATTGGCCGACGCAACATATCCATTGGGGGTAGTATTGTCGGTCATCGTAGGAATCAATGCGATTGACGGTGTGTTTTTATAATAAAACAATGATGGTTGTAATGTTGGAATAGAAATCATAAATTAATATCCATATGTTTGTACACTTCCAACCCCCCAAGTTTGGTATCCAACTCCACTAATTGCGACTCGTAAATATTTAGTTGGTGTTGGCGTTATACTAGCAGTGATGGTTAATGTACTCGACCCTGGCATGGAATATGTATTCACAGTTGTCCATGTAGTTCCGTTTGATGATATTTGATATAATATCGTGGAACCGAATACCGAACCGTTCAAAATTTTCGCAGTCACATAATTTATAGTATATGATGTACCTCCCCAATAATATTGTACGTAACAATTTGGTTGATTAACCCCGTTATCCCAAAAATCGGACGGATTTCCATCAAATGCTCTCCACGCTTCATGTGTTACTTGGTCTGTATTTGCGCTTGCAACACCAGACGGCAATGTGTAGTTGGTCATCACCGGTATTAGAGATGAAGATATCGTACCAACGACGTTATAATAAAACAATGATGGTTGTAATATTGGGACAGAAATCATGACATATCACCTTGTAACAAATAGTTTCCACTATCAATTTGAACCAATGAAATTACGGAGTATTGACCGTATGAACATGATAACCCCGCCCGATTTCTGATGTTAACACCACTACCAACAACTTTAATTTGGTTGACTCCGGAACTTGATTGATACATGCTACATGCAAATCCTTGTGGCAATGTAGATGGAACGGTTAATGTCACCTGTGAACCATTGTTCACAATCAACAATCTTCCATTTTCAGTTGCCGATAATGACACCGATGCATTTATGGTTTCAGTATAAGACCCCGTTAAGATAAATCCTTGGGAATATACCGACGCAGTTCCAATCATAGATGCTGCAACCGATGCGTATGATGCGGTTATTGTGTATGAGGACGCTGATGCGTATGAGGCAGTCACAGCATATGACGATGATAATGAGTATGACGAACTTCCCATCAATGATGCTGTCACGCTTGATGCTGATATTGATGTGAACTGAGATTGTCCAGTCGCTTGATTGTATGATAAATCTGTGGTATCAATGTAATCTGGTTGATTGCCCGAGCCCGTTACAACAAGGAAGTAATACTTTCCTCCACCAGATATTGCGGCAACGCTAGAACTTAATGATGTTGACGAACTAACAGCATTCAACGCATACGATGCGGTTGTTGAATAACTTGATGAGGTTACTGTTCCACGAACGTTACTTGCAGTAATGTAGGATGAGGTCTGTGATAGAGTTACATACGATGCAGTTGACGCCAACGATGCCGTGAATACGTGACCCAAATGATACAAACTTCCCGAGAAATTAATATCTCCATTTACATCTAATGTGTATGACGGTGTAATGGTATTTATACCAATGAATCCTATGGAAACGCCGGAAGTTCCACCTTTTAAGAATATAGTCGCCGGTATTGCCGGTAGTGGTGACGTATCACTGATTGTCGCTCGTATTGTGATATCGCCGCCAGTTGCATCTCCTCCACCACTTATTAAAGTAACCGCTCCACCATTATATTGAGTTGGTTGATGTAATGTTAACCTTGCCTCAGTGGCCTGATATGGGATGTTG